ATTCTATGTCCCTAATGGGTATCAATGGGCAAAGGAATGGTTACCAGAGAAGTTTACGTTGGATTGGAAAGGAAAGGATCCAAGAGTAGTACTTCCATTGGTAGGTAAAGATAAAAAATGCTACGGTGCTATTGGAAGAGCAATAGGGTCATCCGAGCAAAGATACTTAAAACTTAATTGGTCAGATGATTCTGGTTTTGTATATGGTCTTGATAGTATAGACATTAGCAAAACAGTATACGTAATGGAAGGCCAGTTTGATAGTATGTTTATTCCAAACAGTATTGCTGTTGGTAGTATGGCATATGATTTAGTTAAGAAACATTTACCAACAGAAGATGTAGTAATTGTTCTTGACAATGAGCCACGTAGTCCTTTCAATGTTAAGCAGCTGCAAAAAGCTGTCGATCATGGATATAAGGTTTGTGTGTGGCCATCTCATATCAAACAGAAAGATATTAATGATATGATTTTGGCTGGATATGATCCAGCAGACGTAAAAGTTATTATAGATACTAATACGCACCAAGGATTGAAGGCTAAGCTAGCAATATCGGCTTGGAAAATTTAGGAGATAAAATGTACGAGTATAAAGTAAAAATAAGAAGAGTGGTCGATGGTGATACAGTAGACGTTGACATTGATTTAGGTTTTGGAGTATGGTTACAGAATGAAAGAGTTCGACTGTTTGGTGTAGATACTCCTGAAAGCAGAACCAGAGACAAAGAAGAAAAAAAATATGGTCTAGCAGCAAAAGCATTCCTTAAAAGTGTTCTTAAGTCTGGTGATGTAACATTAAGAACTACAAAAGATGGAAAAGGTAAATTTGGTAGAATCCTTGGTACCTTTTGGGTCGAAGAAAATGGTGGTACCAGTAGAGCAAATGTCAACTATATGTTAGTTGAGAATCATCATGCTGTAGAATATTATGGTCAGAGTAAGGACGAAATTGCAGAACAGCATTTAGAGAATAGAAAGTTAGTACAATTATCTTAGGTTTATATTATGGTAAAAGAAACGTTAGTTACAAAACGTGACGGGAGCAAAGAGTCTCTCGATTTAGAAAAGCTACACAAAGTTATATTTTACGCTTGTGATAATATCACAGGTGTGTCTCCATCTCAAGTAGAGCTTAATTCACATATCTCATTCTTCAATGGGATTACATCTGCAGAGATCCAAGAAACAATGATCAAAGCAGCCGCAGACTTAATTTCTGAGGAAACTCCTAACTATCAGTTAGTTGCTGGTAGATTAATTACATATCACTTACGTAAACAAGTGTATGGTCAATTCGAACCGCCACCTTTACTTGATATAGTGAAACGTAACATAGAAAACAAAATGTACGATCCAGAACTGTTATCGTGGTATACGCCAGAAGAAATAGAGCAAATGGATTCGTGGATTGATCATTCTCGTGATGAGAATTACACATATGCTGCTATGGAACAGTTTAGAGGAAAGTATCTAGTTCAAGACAGATACAACAAAATGATATATGAAACACCTCAAGTAGCACTAATGTTGATTGGAGCTACGCTTTTTCATAGATACGGTACAGATAGACTTAAGTGGGTCAAAGAGTTCTATGAGAGTGTAAGTAAATTTGAGATTTCATTGCCTACACCAATTATGGCTGGTGTTAGAACTTCAGTAAGACAGTTTAGTTCATGTGTGTTAATCGAGTCTGGTGACTCGTTAGATTCTATCAACGCTACTGCAGGAGCAATTGTCAAGTATGTTTCAAAGAGAGCTGGAATTGGAATTGGTGCAGGATCTATCCGAGCAATTGGAAGTAGTATCAACGGCGGTCATGCTACTCACACTGGCGTTATTCCGTTTTTCAAGCACTTCCAGTCTGCTGTCAGAAGTTGCAGTCAAGGTGGTGTCCGTGGTGGTGCTGCCACTCTTTATTATCCTATATGGCATCTTGAAGTTGAAGATTTATTGGTGCTTAAAAACAATAAAGGGACCGAAGACAATAGGATTAGACATTTAGACTATGGAGTCCAGTTTAACAAAGTCTTCTATGAAAGGTTGCTTGCAGGAAAGGAGATCACATTATTCTCACCAAGTGAGGTGCCTGAATTGTGGGAACCCTTCTTTACTGACGTGGACCGATTTAGGACTCTCTATGAAGCAGCCGAACGGAAAACAAGCATTCGTAAGAAGAGAGTTCCTGCAATCGAATTATTCTCATCCTTCATGCAAGAAAGGAAAGATACTGGACGTATATATTTGATGAACGTAGACCATGCTAACGACCATGGTTCATTCATTGCAGAAAAGGCTCCAATCAAACAATCTAACTTATGCTGTGAGATTGATTTACCTACTAAACCACTAAACAACATTATGGATGCGGAAGGTGAGATTAGTCTCTGTACACTAGCAGCAGTAAACTGGGGCGTAATCAAATCTCCTAAAGACTTTAAGCGTCCAGCTGAATTGTTAGTAAGAGCATTAGATGAGCTATTAGATTATCAAAGCTATCCAGTACTAGCTGCCCACACATCAACAATGGCAAGACGTCCGTTAGGTATTGGAATTATAAACTTTGCATATTGGATGGCTAAAAACAATATGACATATTCTGATCCTAATTTAGAAATGATTGATGAATGGGCTGAAGCATGGTCATACTACTTAATCAAAGCATCTGCCAAACTAGCCAAAGAAGTCGGCTCATGTGGATTGAGTGAAGAAACAAAGTATCATCAAGGTGTATTGCCTATTGATACGTATAAGAAAGAATTAGATGAACTTGTACCACATAAAGAACGAATGGACTGGGAATCAGTAAGAAGTTTACTGAAAGAAAATGGTGTAAGAAATAGTACCTTGATGGCATTGATGCCAAGCGAAACATCTAGTCAGATATCTAATGCAACTAATGGCATTGAACCACCAAGAGCATTAGTATCAATCAAGCAAAGTAAAGATGGTGTACTTAAACAAGTAGTGCCGTCAATACATAAATTAAAAAACAAATATGAACTACTATGGGATCAAAAGAGTCCTAGTGGATACTTAGATATTTGTGCTGTATTACAAAAGTATGTTGATCAGGGTATTAGTGTTAACACATCATACAATCCTCAGTTCTTTGAGGATGAAAAGATTCCTATGAGTGTCTTACTACAAGATATGATTAAGTTCTACAAGTATGGTGGTAAACAATTATACTACTTTAACACATACGATGGAGCTACTGATGAAGTAGAGGATCCAGCACATCCATATGTAGAGCAAGATAAACCACTAGAAGAAGAGGATTGCGAATCGTGCGTGCTTTAGGTAAAAATAAAAAGACACATACAGAAAGAAAGATGTTCTTTGACGGAGACGTTGAAGTAGCAAGATATGACGTGGTTAAGTATCCGCCAATTGAAAAAATTACGGACAAACAATTAGGTTTCTTTTGGAGACCTGAAGAGGTAGACATCCTAAGGGATGCTAACGACTTTGATCAGTTAACAGAACAAGAACAACACATATTTACCTCAAACTTAAAGAGGCAAATAGTCCTAGACTCAGTTCAGGGTAGAGCTCCTAACTTAGCGTTTCTACCACTCGTGTCTCTACCCGAACTCGAGACTTGGATTGAAACATGGTCATTCTTTGAAACTATTCATAGTAGATCATACACACACATCATTAGGAACGTATATCCTAATCCTGATGAAGTGTTTGATAACATTATGAACATTAAACCAATTGTTGAGTGTGGTACTGACATTAGTAAGTTCTATGATAACCTCATGTCGTTTCCACAACACGAAGGACTTGGAGCTGGCCAGAAACACTTTGGAACATATGAGCATAAGAAAGCATTGTGGTTAGCCCTTAATGCGGTTAATGCATTAGAAGGTATACGCTTTTACGTATCATTTGCATGTAGTTGGGCTTTTGCTGAACTCAAGAAGATGGAAGGTAATGCAAAGATTATTAAGTTCATTGCAAGAGATGAGAACACACACTTAGCAGGCACTCAAACAATTATTAAGAGATTGCCAATGGATGATCCAGCCTTTGTAAAGATTAAGAATGAATGCGAACAAGATGTCCAGGACATTTTTGCAGACGTAGTTAAACAAGAAAGTGAGTGGGCTGAATACTTATTTGAAAAAGGAAGTATGATTGGCTTGAATGCTGACTTGTTAAAGCAATATGTAGAGTGGATTGCATGTAAGAGAATGAGAGCATTAGGTATTCCATGTCCATATGAAGTGCCTGCAGCTAACCCTCTTCCATGGACACAGAAATGGATTGCGGGAGGTGATGTTCAAGTTGCACCACAAGAAACAGAGATTAGCTCTTATGTTGTGGGTGGTGTAAAGAAAGATGTCAGTCAAGATTCTTTCAAAGGACTATCACTATAATGCCACAACAACTAAAATTGCCGTTGTGGAAACCAAGGGAGGCAACTCCTGAGGAATGTCGACAATGGATGGAAGAAGAGTTAAAGCCACAAGCAGATATGTCACTTCAGTACATTGTTGTAGCAAGTATAGTTCAAGCATGCTGTCTTGGTTTCATGTTTAGCATGTTTTGGGTGATTGATAAATTAGTATAAGGAAAGATTATGAAGAAAAATGATATTGTAACCATTATTGCTCCAATGGGAGAGTTTGTAGGAAAGATCGAAGAGATTGATGAGAAAGGTATTTTGTTATCGGATCCTAGATTAGTTGTGTCAGGAGAACAAGGTCTTGGATTTGCCCATGGTATTGCTCAGACAGGTCAGATGCAACCTAAAGAAGTTCTGTTCCAACAGTTTGCTTTTGTGACACCTACGAACAAAGAAGTAGAAGCAGCATGGAGACAGCATACTAGTGGCATCGTCACCTAAAGTATTAGTAGCTTTATCTGGTGGGTGTGAATCTGTAGCACTACTGTATCACGCCAAACAATTAGGTTATGAGGTAGAAGCACTTCACGTAGCGTTTAGTACTATGTCTGGTATGGAATATCCTAGATGTGTCGAGATATGTGAAAAACTAAACGTCCCTTTGTTTCACTCAGAGATATACTATGGTGACCCTCAGTTTGATAAGCTCAAGATTGTAGACACGACATACTGGACTCCTGCATTAGCATGGATGGCTTGTAGAAAAGACTGTTACGATTATGTTTGGTTTGGGATCCACAATCTAGATTCTTTACCATTTGTTGGAAGAGTTTGTGCAACATTTGACATGCTCAAATCTATATGTGGTCATGACATAAAAACTAAGATAGATGCTCCTCTATGTAAAACTACTAAGAAACACCAGTACGATATGATTGATGTTGACATTCAATCATTATTAATGTATTGTGAACATAATAAATTAAGACCATGTGGTAACTGTAATAAGTGTAAAGAATGGAAAACTGCGATAGATGTTTAGAACCTAGCAAAAAGCTAGAGACTTTTAGTTATAGAGTGGTGTGCCAAGATGGGACAATTAATATGGACGTCAAGTACTGTACAAAGTGCTGTGACGAAATTGAACAAGAATCTAAAGAAGAAAATGATGAATAATATATTAGTGACTGGGGGATGTGGTTTTATTGGAGGCCACTTAGTAGAGTCAATTAACAAAACATATCCAAGTGCAAAAATAGTTGTAGTAGATGATTTGAGAACACCAGGTGAACACTTTGTTGATTCTCCTAACGTTAAGTACATCTATGAATCAATTCAGGACAGTGGTGTCGTACAGCAACTCAAAGTGAACTATAGCTTTGACACTATCTTTCATTTAGCAAACACTCCAAGAGTTCGAAGAGCAATTGAGTTCCCAGCTGAGACGATAGATAATAACGTTACAAGTACAACTGCAGTATGCGAAATTGGTTTACAACATGGAAGCCATGTATTCTTTAGCCAGAGTAGCAGCATACAATATAACGATCAGGGTACAATGGAGAATGCATATACATTGAGTAAGTCATTTGCTGATCAGATACTAGCAATGTACATGCACCAGTATGGTCTACAAGTAACTAATATGTACTACTATTCAGTATATGGACCACGTGAGGCAGACTATGGCGTGTACAGTACAGTAATAAGAAGATTTAAACAAAAAATTAATTCAAATGATTCATTAGAGATATATGGTGATGGATCTAAGAAAAGAGATTTTACTCATGTCAGCGATGTTGTTAACAACATGATGCTCATGGTAGAAGATGAAGATGTAAAGGAAGGAAAGATATCGAACGTCCATTTTGGAAGAGGACATCCTACTTCAATTAAAGAACTGGCTGATGCTTTTGATTGGCCAATCGTATACAAATTCGATATTCCTGGAGAAGCTCAAACAACTCATTGTGTAAAGCCATACGGTGAATACGAGCACAACGTAATAGAATACGTTAAGAGTTGGAGAGAAAAAAATGGAAACAATGTATGACAAATTACTTAAAGCCTTTCTGTTATCTAAAGCAGATAAGAGACATCATGGTTATATCAATCACTATGCAAGATTGTTTGAGTTGATAGGTGAACCTGCAAGACTATTAGAAATAGGTATCAAAGAAGGCAAATCTATATGGTCATGGGAGCAAGCATTTTCAAATTGTAACGTTTATGGTATAGATATTGTATCAAAAGATACTAATAAACTAATAAGAGAGAATCTTCCTACAAGAAAAAGAGTTCATCTATTATTTAAATGTGATACTTCTAAAGTAGAGAATGAACGTAGGATGCATAAATTTTTAGGTGAGCCTGTAGATGTTATTATTGATGATGGTGCCCATGATTTAGGTTGTCAGTTTGGTACCTTAATAAACTTTAGAGGTATGTTTGAGAAGGCCTACATAATAGAAGACATATTGGGAGAGTTTAATTTAGAAATGTTAAAAGCAATGGTGACGCAATTAGGATTAGAATATCATGTACAAGAGTCTATCAAGCCACTTGTTGCCAATACACATCAGTATATGATGATATGTTTTAAGAAAGGTACACAAGCAGAGGGACTCAATGTATAATTATACGTTCATTCAAGGATTAGCTCATTTAGAGAAAAAAGGAACTATTAAAGATGCTACAGTGTATGAAGAAGGCACTCCGAATCTAACTGAGTTTCACATCAAGTATATCAAATCTCATATTCCTAAGTTTACAATTGGTGCTACACCAGAAGATGTGTGGTTAGGACTTGGTGCCAAATCATTCACAAATACAGAGCAACATGGATCCACGAACCGCAAGTATGACATTGTATGCTCAACAGATAGTTTTGATAGAGAAACAGATCCAGCGTCACATATTACCAGTCTATGGACAAAGGTTCGTAAAGGCGGGTTATTATTTGTCGATGTCCCTACCAGTATAACTAGTGGGTTCTTTTCGTTTAGTACTAATTGGATAGCTTGGATGAAAAGATTAAATGGATTTGAAGTTCCTTACAGCAGGATATCAGACAAGACAGGTCAGTATAGCGTCATTCCTGACAGCGACACGGTTTACAGTATGAGAGACCTGAATGAGAAATTACTATATAAATTTAAAGAGACCTCTCAATTAAGATTGACATTTATGTTAAGAAAACTTGAAAGTGCTCCGTTAAAGTTTAAATCCGAAGTCGTAAAGGAGACGAAATGAGTATAGAACAACAAGAATTTATTTGTGATAACTGCAGAGGTGAAGTTGTAATAGACTTTACACAGAACGAAGACATAGTAGAAGAAGACATTAGGTTCTGTTGTCTTTGTGGTGAAAGGTATGGGAGAATGTTAGTTAATTTTGACGAAGACGATCTCAGTCCAATTAGTGACATGGAATTTGATGAATAATGTCGTTGGAATAGATTATAGTATGACCTCACCTGCTATATGCAGATTGGATAATGACAGCATGTCATTTGTGTACTGGACAACAAAAAGGAAATTTGAATGCGCTCTAGAACTAGACGGCTTCTCAATAACAGGAATACTATTCAGCAACAAGGACAAAGCAGACGAAGAACGATTCGATTATCTAGCGACGGAGATAGTAAGAGAGAGTCTGTGGGGATGGCCAAAAAAGGTCGTGATTGAAGATTACAGTTACGCATCAACTGGTAGAGCTTTCCAAATAGGAGAGAACGGTGGTGTGTTGAAGAATAGATTCTTTACTAACGGTGTCAATGTAACTAAAGTTGCTCCGACCCAAGTAAAGAAGTTTGCAACTGGTAAAGGTAATGCAGACAAACAAATGATGCAAGATGCGTTTATAGAAGCTACTGGCATCGATATAAAAAAGGTACTAGGACAGACAGACAATCAATGGAATCCTAGTAGTGATATAATTGATGATTATTGGATAGCACGTTATGGAAAAGAAAATGAATAGAGAGAAATTAGTTAAATTCTTGACATCAGTATTAACAGATGCAGTTATAGTATTCTTAGTAGTATGGGCAATACATTATTTGTTCTACTACCCAACTGCTTGGTTTGTATTAGTGATGATATTTTGTATTGCAGTACGTTATGAAGATGTCTATGATCGCGGTGATTAACTGTAGTAGGACCGTGTAGAACACGTTCTAAGAGGATTTATGGTATGAGGAAGTACAAGAGTGCAGACGGGCTCAGAATCATTACAATTAAGGAAGGATTCAGCTTCACAAGAGTGATTGAAAAAAAGATCAAAGAGAAGCTAGAGCAAGAAATCTCTATAGACTGCGAGAAAGCATCGCTATTAGAGAAAGATCTGATTGCTAGTGGCTGGAAACTCCTTACAAAACAATAAGTTATTTGCCTGTTGACTTCAAATAGGATATATGGGATAGTAGCCGTATATTAAGTAAGGAGTTAATTATGAAAAATGTAATAAGTTATGAAGTAAGCGAAGAGTTCGGTTCTGGAACTTCACTTCAAGGTTATGTCACAACCACATATGACAAATTAGTTTCTGTTTTAGGTAAACCAACATACACATCAGGTGATCCTTATGAAAAGGTGAACTGTGAGTGGGTGTTAGATATCAAAGCAGTCGATGAGTATGACGAAGATGATTGGACATACGAGACTGTAACTATCTATAACTGGAAGACTGGTTATACACCTACTGAAGAATACAGCTGGCACGTTGGAGGTAAGAACTTCCGTGCTCAAGACCT